GGACACTGGAACTGGTACTGCAAACTTTGGACCTTGGGGTGGAGCAACGGCGCAAGGAGCGTCGGTAGCCGCTCTAACGCAGACCGCCGGCGGTGGCGGACGCATAACTACAGACGCAGCAGGCACAGACCAGACCGTTACTATTGGTACCTCTACTGGTACTGGCGGAGGAACCCCCGCTAACGCGGCAACTGTCGTTGTTACAAATAGTGCTGGCACAGCAACAACACTTACTGCAAATGCAACAGCTAGTGGATTCGTAGTCGGGAGCACATACAGTTCCGTAGCTGCAACAATGAACGAAGCTGTGGCTGCTACGATAGATACTGCGATTGAGGCCATCGGCACTGATCAATCAAGTGCAGTAGCTGCCGCGGTTGTCACCGTTACGGCTGATGGATCTGGAGAGACTGGAGAGATCGGCAACAGTGCTAAGCTGGGATCCACATCAACGACAACTGGAGTATTTACAGTTCAAGGTGTATCCGGCGCAACACTTGAAGAAAATCTCACTGGTGGAGCTCCTGGAGCTATAAATTCTGTACCAATTCTTCGAGGAGTGGTAATGTGTCCATCTGGAGTCATTGCTTCCCTTAGTGGTTCTGGTTATGATAATAATGCTCCAGTGACAAGCTTTAGGGGCGGCTATGGAATCGACCAGGGCGGCGGATTTATCGGTGATGCAGATGTAACATCCACGCAAGCTTATAACTTTACTCTTTTACTTAATGGTCATAAAGACACTGACTCCTACCCCAGCGTAGTAACTGCTTCACTTTCCCCGTGGAGCCCTTCTTACTTGCCAAACGTCCTCAATACGGACCCGATGAAGATTCAAGAAGCCGGCCATTATCTCTACAACTACTACACAGTTAATCCCAATATTGCGGTGGTCACTGGCTCGGGAGTCCTCGCCGGCGGCGAGATGTGGGTACCCACTGGATCTAATTTAGAACCAATTGTATTCCTGCTCACCAGCTCTCTCGGTAGAAATGATGGATCTGCCACAATTCCAAACTATGAAGGATGGCAAGACAGATTCCGTACGGCATTTGCTCCTTGGACCTGTTCCCAGATATTCGGATCTACTAATAAAGATTTATTTAGGCTTCATTCTTTAAATGATGGAGTAAACGGAAGCAATCAATTCCGTGTTCAAGTTGAAAATATTAAGAACGGCAAGCTTGATAATTCTTATGGACAGTTTGATGTCATAGTCAAGCGCATCATTCCACCTCTTGGAATTCCCACGAGTGAAGATGCTGCAATTGAGACGTTCAATGGTGTCAATCTAGATCCAAGCTCGGACAATTATATCGGCCGAAGAATTGGTGATTATAACATCTATTACGATTTTGATAAGATGGCCGGCAACCAGAGAGTCGTGGTTGAAGGAACTCACCCCAACGTTTCTAAGCATATCAGGGTGGAAATGCACAAGGATGTTACGAACGGTAATGTTCCTAAGACTGCACTTCCAATTGCATATCGAGGCCCCTATCACCTAGTAACTTCTGGTTCTAGTATTTATTCAGCTGAACTTGCTCCTGCCACACAGTATGGGGGAGATACTCGGTATCTGACTGGAGAAGGTGTAGAGCTGCAGAGAATGAATGAGCCGCCAAATCCATTGCGTCAGAATATTGCCCTTGGATCTGATCCCTCTCGGGAAGTTAATTCACGACTTCCGTGGGGATTCCAGTTCGAGACTCTAGATTCTGCAACGGAGCCTAATCGAAATACAAACGTAGAAACTGCCATTAAGGGTTGGACTAAATATTATCCGCACTTTGCGACTAGCGATCAAGCAGCGTGGGTTGGCAATAACGTCGGCGCCTTAGATTCAGGTGGAACCGTTTATGATTCGGATAGATTCAACAATAATTTCTTCTCTATGGAGAGAATTCAGATTCACACTAAGTCTACTGGCGATGTAGTGGATCCAAAAGAGTGGGCATACGCAGTCTATCGTCGCAAGGGCTCTTTAAGCTCTTCGATTCGAAAAGAAGATGGCACTTATAACCAGGGTAGAATGTTGAATGTTAACAAAGACTTCAGCGATCCAGCTTCAACCAAATTTTTGAAGTTCACTTATCCACTGCAGGGCGGATACGATGGAGTTAATATTTTCGATCAAGAAAAGTCTGCTCTTAATAACTTGGCCTGCGTTAGAGAAATGGACGATGAAAATCAAGGACAGGCAGATGGACCAACAGTCAAGACTTACATGAAAGCTCTCGATGTTATGTCTGAAAAATCAGATGTAGATGTTCAGATTCTTGCAGTCCCTGGTATTAGAGAAACTAAGGTTACTGATCACGCTTTAGAGAAGACTGAAGAGAGATTTGATGCCATTTATATTATGGACATCGAAGAGAGAGATGCTCTCAACAATTTAGTAACAGCATCTAATCTTCAGCCAATCAGCGTTGGAAACACTGTAGATAACTTTAAGAGTCGAGTCTTAGATACGTCATTTGGAGCTGCATACTTCCCTGATGTATTAGTAACAGACCCCACCACCCTTACAAATATACGCTGTGCACCATCAGTTGCAGTAATTGGAGCGTTTGCTCTTAATGATAAGGTGGCATTCCCATGGTATGCACCTGCGGGATTCACACGAGGTGCATTAAGCCGAGTGGTTCAATCAACAGTTAATCTTAGCCGCGGAAATCTAGATTCCTTATATGATGCCGACATTAATCCAATTACAAAGTTCCCCACATCAGAAGGGGTAGTAATATTCGGACAGAAAACTCTTCTTGCAGCCGCCTCATCTCTTGATAGGGTGAATGTAAGACGACTATTAATCGATATTCGTAGAAAGGTTAGAAAAATCGCGGATACTTTCCTCTTCGAGCCTAATCGAGAGGATACCCTAGCCCGATTCTCAGCCTCTGTTAATCCAGTTCTCACGAGAATTCAACAACAGCAGGGACTGGATAGGTTCAAGGTTATTATTGATACTACAACGACCACTCAGGCAGATGTAGAAAACAACACAATTAGAGGAAAGATCTTCTTGCAACCAACAAGATCTATCGAATTTATCTCTCTGGACTTTGTTGTTACCAATAATGGTACGGAGATTTAGTAACTAGCATGCTAAGCTTAATAATTAGAGATATAGGAGTAATAAAATGGCAGAAACACTAGCAGTTGGAGACATGCTTCCCAATAAATTCGAACCCAAAAGAAAATTTCGGTGGGTATTCGCAATTGAAGGGATTGATGCATTCTTAATGAAGGCTGCGGCCAGACCTAACGTAACAATTTCAGAGCAAGAAATCCAGTATATTAATAGCCGCAGATATTTGGCTGGAAAGCTCAACTACGATGCGATCAGCGTTACGCTATATGATCCGATTGCACCTTCAGGTGCCCAGCAGGTAATGGAATGGGTTCGAACCCACACCGAAACCGTATCTGGAAGATCGGGTTATGCAGACTTTTATAAGAGAGACTGCCAGCTCAAGATGCTTGATCCAGTTGGAACAGTTGTAGAGCTTTGGGATCTCAAAGGGTGTTTTCTAACCTCTGCGGGATTTGGCGATCTAGATTACGGCACGGAAGATCCGACCGAAATTGCACTAACAATTCGATTTGATAATTGCGTACTGCAGTACTGATTTTTTAGCCTAATTTGCTCCATATTAAAAAGGGGAAGCTTTTGCTTCCCCTTTTATTTTACAAGCTACATAATTATATTTGAATTATACTGTAGTTGCTTATAGGAGTAAACGAATGTCAGAAGAAAAAAACGATAGAGGCAAGCGAAACGAAGTGTTCTCGGGAAATAACCCGCAAGGCCTTCCAAGCCAAAATGTGATGATGGAAGATTTTGGATTTGAAGTGCCTGTAGAAACAGTTCCACTTCCGTCAAGAGGAGTAACATACCCTGCGGATTCTCCTATGCACGGAGTCGAAACTTTATCCATTAGAGCAATGACAGCAAGAGAAGAAGATATTCTTACTTCTAAAGCTCTTATTAAAAAGGGTACAGTTATATCAGAGCTGCTAAAATCTTGTATTGTTGACAAGGGCTTTGATCCAGACGCAGCACTCACAGGAGACCGAAACGCCCTCATGGTGGCTTTGCGAATTACCGGTTATGGCGCTGGGTATAGGGTTGAAGTAGACTGCCCAGCTTGCGGGCAGAGGTCTAAACAAGAATTTAATCTTGCAGAATTGCCTATTAAGAGGTTAGAAATTGATCCTATCTCTTTGGGCGCTAATTTATTTGAATGTGAACTTCCAGTTACGAAAAAGACTGTTAGGTGGCGTTTTCTTTCTGGCAAAGAAGAGAGAGAAATTTCTCAAACTGCAGAAAGAAGAAAGAAACAGGGCCAATTAAACGATAATTTAGTAACCACTAGACTCACGCACTGCTTACACTCAGTTGGCGGCATTACTGATAAGAATAAGCTTAGTTTCTTTATTCGAAATATGCCAGCTAAAGATTCGCTATTTTTACGAAGATACATTGATAAGAACGAACCTGGCATTGACATGAAGTCTTGGATGGATTGTCCAAGCTGCCTAGAGTCGTCGGAGGTAAAGCTCCCTCTGGGAGCTTCGTTTTTTTGGCCTGACGCCGAATGATAAAGAAGTCTATTTAGAAGAGACTTTTTTGCTCATGTATTATATGGGATTTAGTTACTATGAATGTATGACTATACCAATTTATAAACGACGCTGGTTTATTGAAAGGCTTAATACTGAAATCAATAAATCTCAAGGTCAAAATAAGGGCGCTACTGCCAACGAAGCTAGCGCGCGAGAAATGCAAGGGAGAATGAGAGGGCAAGTTCCAGCAAAACTTCGTAGATTTACATAGTAGTTAATAGTTATAAGTAACTGGGAGTATGCCGTGGAAAATAATACTAGAAAAAAAATAATAGCGAGTTCAGCAGCCTATATTTTGGGGATGCAGCCTAAGGTTGAAATAGAGGGAACTCCGAAGCAAATAAAAAGGTTCAAGGAGGCTCTAGATGCTTCTAAGGACCTTTATTGTATTTTGCAAGAGGGGAATAACCAAGAAGTTCACCAAAAGTTATTAAAGAAGAAAAACACTACTAAAAGATTTTATGATGAGTTTGGCTGGCAGTGGCCGTTCTGAGCCTCAGATTTGTCATCAGATGGTTGCCAAACATTCGTTAATGGGAATACTTATCTGGTGAGTTAGAATTAATTCTGTGTCATTAGAGGATAGAAGTGGCTGACGAAATCGACGAACAACAGATTGACTTACAGCGAGAGTTTAATCGCCTTCTTGTTGAGCGCCAAGCTACGCTCAATGCACAGACCCAGACAATGGGCACCCAAGCTAATCTGGCACAAACTCTCAATTCAATCCTGGGCGAGATGGCTGGGAGCGCTGAAGATGGTGCTACTAATTCCAATAATTTAGCAGATGCACTTAGTCGCGCCCAGCAAGCTGCCAGCTCTGGTTCAGATTCTTCTACTAATTTAGCAGACGCTCTTAGAAGTGCGACTACTGAAGCTGGTAAACTGAAGGATACT